ATCAGAAATTTCAATTAATCGAACTTCTATTTTATATACAGGAGTTCCTACTGAAGATCTTTCTAAGATGTATGATGTATTCTTTCATACCATGCAAACTGATCCAAAATCAATTATGAATAATGTTAGTGAAGATATTGTGGTTAGCCCAGAATCTGGGCTGCTTATGTTAAATGAACTTTTTAATAATGAAGATTTTGTAAATTTTGTAAATGATATGATAGACAGTTTTGAGGGGTCAGAGGTCATATTGGATGATGACTCAGAAGAAATCGAAGAATCTGAACAACAGGAACCCTCTGTAGAGGATCTATTGGTTGAGGAGGCTCCGAAGCCACCTAAGCCTGTAAAACGCCGTACAATGAATCCTGAAACTAAAAAGCTACCATTTAATCCAGAGAGTAACCCAAATTCAGCTGAAAGCTGGTCAGATAACCCAGAAGATTACATTTAATTAGAATTTGACAGATTTTCTGGGGCATCTGGACACAACGAATAGTATGAAAATTTAAACTGACATGTTGCTTTTTGTATTACCGCATCCGAGCTATCAGTTTGAAAATTAATACCCGTTAATCTTGTTGGTAAGATATATTTAAAATTAACAGTTGTTGATGAACAATGTGATACAGGATCGTATATAGTTAACGTTGCTGTTTTATGCCACTCTTGGTAATCTAAATTATTAGTTGTATCATCATCAATGTTTGCCATATTCCGCATCCAAGAATATAAACTTTTCCAATTTGTTAAATTTGAATCTACAATAAATTCAGTATTAAGTGTTTCATAATTGAATTGCATTGTTGGTATAGGTATTGTTGTACCAAAAATTGTAGGTTGATTTGTATCAGGAACAGTACATCCTGGTAAATTGGCTTTTTGACAATTTAATTCAAATTGACGAGTTCCTCTACCAAACACTAATGTAAAGTAACTATTATATAGTGGATTGATATTTGAAATGCAGCTCATACAATTATTTATCTAATAACAAAAGCCCTCCCCATTTCTGAGGAGGGCTTCGAATTGTTACTTACCGTTAATTACTATTTTTTAGATAGTGTTACCGTGTAGATTTGTTACACGAGTGAGGCGGTAATATTGGTTAAGCCCAGCGGTCATGGTATCAGCATCTGGTAGACCAGTTGAATTAAGAACGAATGGGTTAGCAACTACGCCGTAACGGGTCTTGAACGCAATACGTGGTTGGAACGTATTAGGATCAACAGCACGAACCATTTGGAGCGGAACGTATGGGCAGTAGAACAGACCTGCGTCATATGGAGACTCTCCCTTATAACCTGTGCAGAAGAAATTAATTCCCGATGGGCTATATGGATCGATATAAACACGAATCTTACCACTCAAGATACCAGCAAAGGTACTTTGCGTATCATCAACAGAAAGTTGAGGAGAAATACCAGGTGAAAGATTCATGAAACCTGACATTGATAGTGCAGCAGCAGTATCACTATCGCAGATGATAAAGTTACCCTTACCACGACGAGTTTCCTTTGCAATCTGATTGCATTCGCGCTCAATTTGGAAACTGAGACCACGGAAGCGTTCAGCAGACCAACGACCATCTGAGTCATCATCAAGATCGTATGTTCCAGGATTGCTCAAATCGCGTTGATTTGAACCAGACTTTGCAACATAATAGATGGTCTTGACGAGTTCGCGGTTGATTTCAGCAAGAATTTCAGTGCTGAGAAGATTTGCGAGTTCGGCTTCGGCATCTAGACCGTGAACTGCCTTCAAGTCTTGTGCAAGTTCAACAGTGTAATTACTGCTTAGTGCACGAGTACGAGCTTGAACAGCAACTCGGTCAATACTAAAGGCCATTTGGTTCCAAGTAGAATAGGTACCATTTGCATAACTACCAGTACCACCAGCAGTAAAGCTGATTGGATTGTTACCAATACCTTCACCATTGGAGGTAATAATACTACGTAGAGCATTAAGTCCTGCAGCACTTGGGATCAAACCACCGGCTAAAACACCGCTACCGGCATTATATCCAGCTGACAAACCCTTACCTGCACGATAGGCTGCATCTAGAGTCCAACCGGAACCACCGAACGCTGCTTGTGGCTCTTGGAACATAGCTTCAACATAATCAGCATGTCCGTAAGTTTGACCATTACCAGCATATTGATAATTTGCACGCATGGCAAAGATCAAACCAGTTGGAGCGGTCATTGGCTGAACGCCGCAGATGTCGTAGGCCATCAAATTTGGCATAGAACGACGAATGAGCGAGATAAGTACTGGATCATAACCAGATACTGATCCGTTATTGTAACCAGTCGAAGTGGATGGACCACCAAGATTGGCATTGCCAAACATATTTTCTGTTAGGTGTTGTGAACGAAGAGCTTGTTCCTGGTTCTCTAAAAGAACTGCACAAACTTTTCGACGATAATCGTCTTTGATTGGTGGAAGAGCCTCGTGTCTTAGTACGGGATCCCACTTCTCGGTTAAAATGTCATACGGGGTGTTTTCTTGAAAATTCATGGTAAGTTATTAATCTCCTATTGATTAAAATTATTTAGTAAAAGTGAAAATTTAGACTTTCTTATGAAGTCTTCCTAGTGCACCAACATAACTTTCGACAAGCGAAGTTGGAGCATTATTTACGGTTGAGAATGTCTGTTCTGGCTCAGAATATTGAGTTGGAGCAGGGCGGTTTCTGGTTAGATAGTTTTCGCGAATAGCAACGAGCTTTTCACGGTATTCTTCTGGAGTATTAAAATTAATACTTTCCATTAGAGTTTGTAGTTTGGCAACTTGTGTGTCAGCAAGATCACGGCTTTCAGCAACAAAGATACCTGCACACTCAGTTAAGGAAACTTCCTTCTTAAGATCCATATTAACTTTCATGGATTCATTGAGTCTGTTTGCAAGTTCCATGTTGTGGGCATAAAGTTCATCAAGAACATTATACTTTTCTGCTGGAACATCGATGTAGTGATTCTCGAAGAGATTCTTGAGACCGCTGATAAAGTTTTCTGCAATCTGGGTTTTAACACCTTGTTCAACTGCAACAGCGTTTTCTGTCATCCACTCTTCAACAACGTAGTCAAGATAATCGTCAACCTTTTCAACTAGTGATTCGGTAACGTTTTCAAGGTATGACTTGACATTGCTATCAACTTTTTCAACAATAACAGCAACGTTTTTCTCAACACGTTCAGCTACAACAGCTTCAAAGATTCCTTCTAATTGATTGATAAGGGATGGAGATACATCTTCACCTAGAAGAGATACTAAAGCATTTTTAAAATCTGCTTTTGCTTCTTCGTTGGTCTCTTCCGTATCATCATCTTCCATAGTTTCTTCCATATCCTCATCTTCCATCTCTTCATCTTCACCAGTGTCTTCTTGTGAAGAAGCTTGCATTTGAACTGGTGCAGCCATACCAGCACCAATTGGAACTTGAGCTTGTGCCATTGCAGCACCGCCAAAGTCAACTGGTTGTGCAATCATATCACCTTTACCAGTTGCATCATAATTTGATTGTCCACCTGATTGTGAATATCCACCGAGACCCATGGCTTCGGCAGTGGCTTCAGAAATATTCTTCTTTTGTGTCTTTTTCATAATAAAGTAATCCTTGTGAAATATTTAGTAGTTTCTATAATTACGGAATCAATCCTTGTTTTTTTAACTTTGCTTCTTTAGCTGCAAACTGTGCATCTGCAACCCTTTGCTTACGTTCTTTAAACGGATCATATGGAGTTAGTGGATTTTTACTGGTTTTTGGTACAAGTAACTTTGTCCACGGTGAGCCTGCACCCTGTGCGGCTAATTCATTTGCACTATTACCAATATTAGCAATATTTGCATCAAACCAATTTGCGCCACTAATATCGCTAACCTGTCTTAGTATTTTTGATGCTGTACCGGGAATACCAGAAACAACTTTAGATGCGGCTGATTGAGCTAATTTACCTACAACAGGTACACCAGCTAATCCAGCTGGAATGTATTTCCCAAGTGCATCGCCTATAGCCTGTGGAGCAAAAGTATCTATAGCATCAGCTGCTGTATCTGCCAATTTACCTACACCATACAACCCTACGGCAGCTGGAATATCTGTACCCTTTTGGTCATTAAACAAGATACCACCCGCACTCTTGTTGTCATTTTTATCATCAATACCTTTACGACCACCTGTACCACTACCACCACCAGCTACATCTTTTTCAGTAACCTTTTTTTGTTTCTTTTGTTTGGTTTGTGTAGTAGCACCAACGGATTGTTGTCCAGGAAACATTGGTGGATCTTTTCTAGGATCCACTGTATTAGACATAGCATCGACTTTAGCATTTGCGCGTGTACTACCCTCTTCTGCTTCTGATATAATATAATAATCTTTTAAATTATTATAATATTCGGAATCAGGATTACTTGTAAGTTGCTTTTGAAGCACCTCAATCAAATAATTTTTTATAGATGGTTGTACAAGTGTATTCATTTAAGTTTATTAAAATATTCTTCAAAGACTTTAACAATATTTTTGTTTAAATTACGGCTAGACGAACCTTTAATTAGTTTTCTTGCTGCATCGATTTGACGCTCTTGCCAAGTTCCTTCGACAAGCATCCATTCACGTCCTTCCATGATTCCATTTACGAAAGCATGTGGGGCTGATGGATCGGCAACAATATCAACTGCAGCAAGCATAAAGTCTTCTTGTACTTCTTGATATCCATTTTTGGCTTTTAAAGAACCCATACCACGAGTAGATACACCTAATTGTGCACCCTCATCAATTAGATTCTTTACAATCTTTCCCATTGGGGTATCTAAAACTTTAGCTTTACCACAAATAGAATTACCATCTTCATGGAGTTCTTTGATAATATGTGAAACGCGGTCAAGATTAACAGTTGGACCACTAGGATGATTTAATTCACCAAGAGCACGACCTTTATTTACATATTCATTAATATAACGGTTGGTTTCTTTAGCAAGAGTTCCTTGTGGGTAGACACGACCATTTTTATTTTTGACACCAGATTGCATAAAAACACCTTCAATGAAATAATTCTTATCTCCATTGCCGGTATTCTCTTTGATATATTTTATATCTTCAGTTAGTTCGGTAATTAGTTTCATTTAGTATCAGTCTTTCCAATTATATTTTTAGCAACTAACTTATATTGTTCTTGAAGACGAATTCCAATTTTGCCATAAAGGACTTTAGAGGTTTGGTCTTTAAATGCAACAGCATTTTCTTCTATTACAGTTTTGATTAATTGGCGAACATTATTTTTCATATGAGTTTGTGTGCTTTCTTCGAAAATGCTAAGTGTTGTTTAAATACAGACCCGTCTTTTAAAATATCTGAAACCATTTTTTCTCTATTATTTGTGTTTAAGGATTCAAATAACTGTTTTAATGAACTTATATCAGATTCTGTAATATTTATATTTGAATTATTTTGAAACATATATGTACCGGGAACAAAAGTATTAACAAACTCTACAAATTCCAATAATTCGTTGGATGGTGGAGTAAACGCTTCACGGAATAATAACTGTTTTCCAATTAATTTTTTAGTTATATCTACATTTTCATGTATCTTAAAAACCAAAGCATCAATGATATTTTGTTTAAAAATATCAGTGTTTTCTGGTAAAAGGCTAGTAATACCTTTTTTTAATAGTTGTTTACTCTCAGTTTCCATTATTCTTGTGGTTGTCCTGCTGCAGCCTGTTGAGCGGCTAAAGCTGCTTGTTCTTGTGCTATTCGTTGACGATCAGCTGCCATTTGTTTTTCTAGATCGATCAATTGTTCTGGTAAATATTTAAGAATTTCTGTCTTAACATATTCGGTTGAGAAATACTTACCAATATATGGTTCAACAAATGAAAGCATCTTTAGACGTTCAGAAAGAATTTCAGATTCTTTTAGATCCCAGAAATAATTATCTGTATTAAAAATAAACTTAATATCAGATTTAAGTACTCTCCAATCCTCATCTGTCATTACTCCTTTGAGTAGTAATTGGACACGCAAAGTATCCAGAAACAGTTTGGAGAATTGGAATCGCAATCTATCAATAAATTTATAAAACTTAATTTCTTCTCTTGTAATTTCACTAGATCTACCCATGTTAAATCCATTACTTTCTGGAGTTAAACGGCTTAGTGGAACATTTAAAGAACCATAGAGTTTCTTTTTAAAGTATTCTGCATCTTCAATTTGTGATAGTGACTGTGCACCGGGAAGAGTGGTAATCTCAGTTCCACGGGAACCTTCACGACGAGGTAACCAATAGTCTTCTAATACTGAAAGATGCTTACGGTCATCACGAACTTCACCAGTATCTTGGTTGTACGTGAGTTTTGTGCGGAATCTACTCATCATGTCCCGCATATACTGTTCAGCTTTTTGTTTTGGTAATTGACCAACATCGACATAAAATACTCTGCGTTCTGGTGCACGTGCAATTCTATAAACTAGAAGAGCATCTTCCATTTGTCGCAACATGTTTAGTGGACGAATAGCTTTATGCAAATAACCCAAAACACGTTTACTATTTAAATCAACCAAACCAGATGGAACATACACGATGCTATCCATAGATAAATGGAGCCCCTGTGGACCAGTCATAATATATGATTCTTTATCATTATTGGTATATATAAAGAATTCTTCAATCTCTTTGACCATTTGTACTGGTGTAGTTCCAGACATAGAACTATCCATCTCTTTACGAACCTTACGCACCTTTTTAATTTTTAACGGATCGATAGGAACGATATCTTGAATACCTTCGCCCGGAAGATCTTTGTCAATTATCAAATTATAATAAATCTTAGAATCAATATACCATCTACGAAATATTTCATATGATTTATGATTAAAGTCTAATAAGTGCAGTACGGTCTCAAACTCTTTATAAATTTTAGTTTTGATGTTTTCAGAAATAGGACAATTAGAAAGATCTAATTTTACTGGTTTATGATCAGTACCAGGAACAATAGAAGCATTTACAATTTCATCAATTGCATTATCCAATTCAGGATATACCGACATATTACGATATTGAACAATCGATTGACCTTCATCACGCATCGTAGATGCATAATCTAAAGCCGTACCAAAGAATCCACCTGCTTCTACAGTTACAGTTCCATCATAAACTTCTGGGGCAGTAAATGATTGTAAAGCATTATTTTCCAGCTCTTTTTGAGATGGTTTCTTTTTTCCAAACTGAAATCCAAATATATCAATTTCCATATTTCACCTTAAGTTCGATTAGTCACATTCATAATTTCAAGATAATCAAAAACAATAATAACGTTAAAACTATTTAACGTATTTGGATTACCCATATTTAAAGTAACTTGTTGAATACCGGCTGGCCAACATCCATGCAATCTAAATTGTTTTAATACTGGAGTTTGTGTGCTATCTTCACCATTTAAGTTTAAATGCTGTATAATCCAATTATCTGCTTTATAATGTGACGCTCTTAAATCAGATACATTTGTATCATGATTATTTATTGTGTCGTGCCATTTTTGTAATCTACCCCAAATATTATTTGTCCCAATATCATCCCATGCTTGAAATGACCAAGTTCCATATTCTTTTTCACCGGGATAATGAAATTTTCTTCCAAAATAATCATAACTTAGTGTTTTAGAAGAAATGTTTGGAATCGTTGTTGATCGTATATGAAAATCAGTAAACCCACCACCTGTGGGAAAATTACCATCAATTCTAAAACGATTTGATCGTGTACCACCAAAAAAATTATCTTTAAAATCTATTAGCATGGTTATTGATTAGAATTGTTTACCGTATCCACATTATAATTGTCTACTATTTTAATATGATCAAAAGTCAATGTTACACTAAATCCAACAAATCCTACTTCACCCATGTTCAAGTTAATTTCTCCAATGACTGAAGGCCAGCATTTATACAAATAAATTGTTTTTAATACTTCTCCATTTAATCCTAATTGTTTAACATTCCATGTAGTTTGTAACTGTTTATAAGAATAATCATCACGGTATACTTTGTGGGTATAATGTCCGTCTAATAGTTCTACCCATTTTTGCATTCCTTTCCAAAGATTATTCACATTATTATCATCATATATTCCTACAGCCCATGTACTATATTGACGATCTCCAGCAAATGTAATTTGTCTACCACGATACGGGACACTAATCGTATTAATTTGAACCAAAGGTAAAGATGATGATACGATTTTAAATGGTGTATCCAGTCGATCAACCACAACACCAGATGGCCATGTTGGTGTGACGAGAAACCTATTGGCTCTAGTTCCACCATAAAACCCATCTTTAAATTTGGTTATAGAATTATTGATGCCCATTATTGTGTGAGTGTTACGTTAACTGCAAAACTATCAATACTCAATATTGGTTTGATAATTACAGTCATATTAAGAGTAGAGGAATTATCAGTATTATTAGAAGAATCGCATATGATTTGTGTAGCCGAAGTATCAATATAACTAACAAATGGATCTAAGGCACTTTGAAGTTCTGCTCTTACTTGTGCTCTAGTAGTTGCATTATTAAGATCAAACAAATATTTCAAACCAATTGATGTCATGGACTGTGAGAGTGCCGAGCGTAATCTGGACGGTCCAATTCTATCATCTGA